CAGGGTTTGTTGCGTAAGTTCTCCCAAGCCCATACATTAGTCCGAGCTTGAATGCTCTCCCAAGTTTGAAAGCAAGTTGCTCGTTCATTCTTTTTCCTTCGGCGGGTAGCTCACATCAACGTTTTTCAGATCCACATCAACCGCACTAAAGAATCCCATAGAAACTTTGATCTGGCTCTGCATACTGAGGTGAATCATCAGCGTTGATCTTCGGACATAGTTATCTGAGTCTCCGACGATGGTTGTGTCTCTAGGATCGTCCGCATGAAGCAGGCTTATTCCTCTGTCAACGAAGAACTGCACGCCTACCTGGGACCGGCATATAGTCTCCAAAGCCTGAGCTCTCAGCATTGCATTCATGCCGTCCGAGCCGTTTAAAGTCGATGCGTAGCAATCGACCTGAACCAAAACCTCTGTAGTCGTTGAGAGATAAACGTTGTCATCGTTTTGGTCCTGCTCCCAGTCCTCGGCACTCGTCCCGTGTCGAACGCTGGAGATGTAGGAATAGATGACGTAATCGTTCCCCTCAGGAGGCAATGCCAGATTGTTCTGATTGCCGTAGAAAATGTTTTCCGGCGCCACCTCCGGAACTGCAAATATCTCAAGAAATTCTTGGATCGCTGTCCGGATGTTCGGGGTCAGATTTTGTGCTTTCATCTTCTTCCTCTACGATGTTCAGCTTCTGAGGCGTGGTTTGGAATGTGCAGCGGACCGCCTCCCAACCTGCGTCCGAAAAATCCTCGATCACCGCAGTGATCAGCCACTGGCCTCCCTTGGAGTCTTCGACATAATCTCCCGACCTGGCTAAGGGCCTATAGATTGCCCAAGGCCGCTGCTTCTGGTCGCTCGATGCGTAGAGGTACAGGCGCCGGATGATGGTGTTCTGTCCCGCTAGATTCGCGTGGTCAAGAGCGCTATCGCCTTCGCTTTGAAAATTCCCCTGAATCTCTTCAGGCGGTGCGTAATACGCTTGGACAATACCTCCTACATTCCTTTGACCGGCCGATCGATACAGCTTGAATTTTTCGTCAGCATAGTTGGCGTTAATCGCCTGGCGGACAATTGCGTGTAGGTTGAGAGACATTAGGAAACCTTCGCTTGAATAGAGGTTCTAAGAACGCCTGTTAGGGTCAGCGGTTTAGTCGTGTTTACGTTATTGGCAAGTTTTCCACCACCCTTTGCTTTGCGAACCTTAGCGATTTCCCCTGTAGCTTCAAAAAGAGCCATCGTAAGGGCTGATCTTTTAGGAAACGATCCTGCAGGGATACCTGCGTTGTCAATCGTCTGAACAATATCGTCTACTGCGGCCTGACCCATTGTCTTGAGGGAATATGTAATGTCGAAAGTTTTTAGGAAATACTTTCGGAATATTTCCTGCCACTCCGCTCTTTTGTGAGCGTAGGTAGCTCTCATGAACGGACGCGGGGGCATGTAGAGAGTCGTGAATTTGCTGTTCGGAGGCAGTCCAAGCTGAGCCGACAAGTAGTGTCCTTGCTTGCTCGTCACTGACTGGACCCACCCATATTCCAGATACATCCCAATGGTTGCGATGTCCGGAATCATTATTCCGACCTCTAGCTTTTTATTGCTATCGGCCTTGATCTTCTCTGACAGCTTTTTGAACGCATTGTTAGATGTGATGTTGATGCCCATCGTCATCATCCCCAAGGATGGTAATTATTTCCCGGATAAACTCTGCCGCCGATTCGGTATTTGGCAGTCAGCGTCCAGTACATGGCGCCGCATTGGGTTTGAGCCCACCAATCGCCGACAAATGTATTCGTTTTCAGAAGGTCAAAGCTGGTACTCACACTTCCCTGCGTAGCACTAGCAATCCTGCCAACCTGACCGTTCGGCTGCTGGCTAAGTGTCAGCAGGTGGCAGGTTACAAGATCAAGGAGTCGCTCCCTCGTATAGATCTTGTTATCCGGATCGTAAGGAGCAAAGCTGTCGGCGTCCGTATTTCCTACGAACTCCACCGCCAAATCAAAGTAGAACTGCAGAGTATCGTCTGGGAATTTGACTTCATCAGAAAACGCAGGATGAAGGATTCGAAATTTTTCAGGATCAAAGACGACGACAGCCATTTTGTTAACCTTCTTCGTTCTTAACTTCTTCAACGTTGACCGATTCAGGATCGATCGGATTGAGCCCGTGAGACGCTTCTTTTAATTCGTCCTCTCGGCCTCTGAATTCTTGAACTGATTTCATCTCAAGCAGGCACGGAATACCGCCGTTCACGCCTGTGAATACAGCCTCCTGACCATGCATGCGCTTGATGTTTTCCCAGTCCTCTTTATCGATCTGGAATGCGACAGAGTTTCCCTTGCCCAGCAGGATCCCGTCACGTTTTCCTCTAAGCGAATCATTTACGCCCGGGAAGATGATCGTCTTTGTTCCGCCATTGCCGTTGGGCACATCATCAAATTTGAGGCCGTGGGCCAAGGTGCAAGCAATGATCACGGTGGACTGAGTTTTAGCAGCGCTCTTCTTCTGGGTATTGCTGAAGTTGTCTGCGACTACCTTTCCGGATGTTGCTTTCTGATTTGTGGTGTTGGTACGAGCCATTATTTTCAATCTCCTAAGAAAGAGGCCCGAGAGATCGGGCCTCCGTAGCTGGTTATTTCAGGTTAGACGCCAAGCATTGTTGCGACGAGACTGGGCCGACGAATAACAGCGCCCCAAGTTCCGCCAACGACCTTCTGCTTGTAGCTGGACATTTCCGGAACCACACGACCCAAAAAGTATTTCTCAGAGAATGCGCAGATACCGGTTTCAATGCCAAACAGATCCGGGACGGTCATGTACAGCATTTCACCAGCAGTTGTAGTCAGCTCAGGAAGCTGAACTACTTCGATGTTGGGGAAGGACTGCTTGAGCATGGACATGGCCGTAAGACCGAAGGAGTTCGGTTCGGTCAAGTACGGAGCTCTGGTGTTGCTGACAGCGAGAATAATGCGGGAGTTCTGGTCAACAAGACCGCCGTTGTTCTTACTGATTTCAGCCCACAGCTTGTTAATGTCGTTATAGACAATGTTTGCAGTCTTTTCAGGCTGAGCGGCGCACTTATCCGCCCACGTAGAGTTAGCGGTAGAACCCGTGGTGATGGAGATCGGAGAAATCGAAGCGTTCAGGTTCGGGTCATTTAACAGACCGTAGACCTTCTTACCTTCGACACCATAAAGCGCAAACTTGTTGTGAGCCATCGCCATAACGTAGGCAGAGGCCTGTTGTTTAGAAGAAACAACATTCAACTTGGCCTTAGCCGCAAGACCCACCTCACGATCACCATACTTGATGACAGTTTGGAACAAGAAGTTT